AGCGAACATGGGCTATTCAGGCATCTCTGCGTTTTTGTGGACTACATCAAGCGAAGGCACGGACACCTGGACCGACCAGACCGAGTCTACCGACACCTGGACCGACCAAACGGAATCATCAACAACATGGACCATAAAATATCCCTCGTAGCCACGGGCGGAATCAACATGCAAGAGGAAAAAGTTTTGAAACTAAAACTCGAGAATACCTGGACGGTCATCTGCAAGGATGCCAAAGGCCGAGAAAAGTGGCGCGAGGTGAACGATAACCTGGTCACCAACGCTGGCCTGAACGACATCCTGGACAAATACCTAAAGGGCAGCAGCTACACCGCAGCCTGGTACGTTGGCCTCAAGGGTGCCGGCACCGCAGTCGCGGCTGACACAATGTCATCACACAGCACCTGGAGTGAGATCACCGACTACTCACAATCTGCGCGACCAACGCTTACGTTGGGTACGGTCTCATCGCAATCAGTCGATAACAGTGCGAGTGTTGAAACTTTCTCAATCAATGGCACTGCAACCGTCGCCGGCGCTTTTTTAAACACGGTCAGCACTAAGTCCGGTACCACTGGAACGATGTACGGAGTCGTCGATTTTTCAAGTTCGCGGTCAGTCCTTTCGGGCGACACGCTCGAGGTGACAGTCACCTTAACATCAGCGAGTGCTTAATCATGGGTGTTGAAGCAAGCTACGCAAACATCAGTAACTTAAACACGTCCTGGCCTTTGGGCTCGGACGGTAAGAGTGACGGAGATGCGCATCTACGCGGGATTAAAGCTGCGGTAACGGCAACCTTTGCCAATGTCAGCGATTCTGTGACTCCAACACACACCGAACTTAATTACGTTGACGGTGTCACGTCTGCGATTCAAACGCAGATCGACAGTAAAGAGACCGCTGGCACCGCAGTAGCGATGGCAATCGCGCTGGGAGGATAAGATGGCAAATGCGTTTAAGAATGTCGGCGCGGCACTGACTACCTCCGGTGCGGATATATACACCGCTCCTGCTTCGACAGAATCGGTAATCCACGCAATTTATGTTTCCAATGTTGACGGCACGAGCAGTGCTGATGTGAACATCAAGGTAACCACGGACGGTGGCACGACCTACTACCACGTCGCAAAGACAATACCAGTTCCCGCTGATTCGACTTTAGTGCTGGACAAGCCGGTTAACCTGGAGGCAGCAGACAAGATACACATGACTGCATCCGCTAATTCCGATTTAGAAGTATTTATGAGCGTGCTTGAGATCACATGAGTTATTTAGGACAAGTTGAATTAAAGTCCTCTGAGATACGGAGGGTTAACGTAACAGGCTCAACGTCTGCTACGCATACACTTACTTGGACACCCCCAAGTGAGCAGTCCCTTATCATAACGATCAACGGGATTAAGCAGCAGAACAACTACACCATATCTGGTGTAACTCTTACTCTAGATACGGCATTGATCGCGACTGACGCGATGGAGGTTGTTGGCATCCTCGATATAGGGGAGGCTGTTACCCCTCCTGATGACTCTATTAGCACCGTTAAGATTCAGGATGACGCTGTAACCGCTGCCAAACTAGCCAACTCGATTAACACCGAGATTGCCGCTAATACGGCCAAGGTAACAAACGCTACACATACCGGAGATGTTACTGGAGCAACAGCCCTTACCATTGCCACTGATGCGGTAGACATTGCAATGCTTAGCGCAACAGGTACGGCAGATGCTACTACTTTTTTAAGAGGCGATAACGCTTGGGCTGCTGCATCAAGTGTAATGACACCAGCGTTTGAGGCATATCCATCAACTTACTATACAGCGTCCTCTTCTAACGTTTGGGTCAAATTCGTAATGGATGCAGAAGTATTCGACACTGATGGATGCTTTGATTCATCTACAAATTATCGTTTTACTCCAACCACTGCGGGTAAGTATTTTTGTTATGCCACATATACAAGTAATGGGCTGCAAAATGGTGGGCGACAAATGAGTGCATTCTATAAAAATGGCACGGTTGTGAACTACACTAAAGTAAGTATGTTATCAGGAACAGTAGCAAATGAATTGTCAACTTGGAATAATTATATTTTCGACATGAATGGCTCATCGGATTATATAGAATTTTATGGAATTAGGAATGACAGCGCTGGGTATGGGTACATTAACTACGGCACATATTTTGGCGCATATAGGATACTGACATGATTACTGTACAAGGATTACAGCAATTAGGATTTACGCCAGAAGTTGATTTCTCACTACAAGATGACAGTGACGGCAACGGTGTGTATATCGCACAGTGGATGAGTGCATCACCACAACCACCAGAAGCAGAAATAGAAGCCGCTCACGCAGAATGGCAAGCAGAATACGACGGCAAAGCATACGCCCGTAATCGCCAAGCAGAATACCCCAGCACAGATGACCTAATCGTAGCCCTATGGGAAAACGTAGTAGAAGAAAGAGCAGCCTCAGTCATATCGCTGGAGGCTGCCCGTCAAGCAATCAAAGCAAAGTATCCTAAATAATGGCTAGAACCACTATACGCTCAGAAGATATAACGGCTGGTCAGGTTAAGAGTGCTGATCTAGCCAGTGGTGTCGTGCCTACTGTATCTACTATTTCTAGTATCGCTTACCCCGGAAGTGCTACCGCTTTAAGTACCGCTGGTGGTGATAACCTTGTGGTTACTGGCACATCCTTCTTGGCTGGATTAACCGCAACAATAGACGGTACGGCCTGTTCGACAGTAACAATCGACAGTTCAACTCAAGTGACCCTTGCAACTCCAGCAAAATCTGCCGCTACATACACTAATGGTTTAGTAATGGTGGCTACTAACGGGTTATCAGCCAGCGCAACAGTAGATTATTCCGGCATACCAGCGTGGACAACCGCATCAGGAGAGATTCTGTCTTTTACAAAACTAACTGCGACTACTGTAACTGTAGTGGCTACAGGAGATGCTCCGATTACTTACGCAGTAACCTCTGGCGCACTCCCCGGTGGACTCTCTCTTGTATCCTCAACAGGTGTAATCAGCGGTACAGGAACGAATGATGTAGTGGGCGCAACGACATACAATTTTACTATTACCGCTACTGATGCCCAAACTCAGACATCTGCTAGAGCATTTTCTATTGAGGTTAACGTTATGGAGAACTACTATGGTGATGGATCAGACGGGGCATTGAGTACATAACATGGCTGACGTAACTTACGCAAGAAACTCTACTACTCAAGATATGATCTTGAAGCAGTACACTTCTATTAATATAGGCAGTGGGGATACCGTAACTGTTGATGGCGCTTGTAGGGGGGTATTTTTATACTGTCAAGGAGACTGTACTATTGCCGGAACCTTAGAAATGTCTGCCACTGGCTTGTCTGGAACAGGTAGCACACATGATCCAGCGACATCTACTGCGTCTAGTGACGGTGCATCTGTGTCTGCTACAGGTTTAAGATTGCCAATGGTTACATCCGGCGGTTCTGAGACATTATCTGCCGCAGATTTTGCGGGGTGTGGAACTGCAACTGTAAATGCTGTTGCTAATCAAGGGGCGATTTCCGGCAACGGGACTATCTTTACTCTTGCTAGATCAGGGGGTGCTGGGGGCGCTTCTGGTGGCAGTGCTGGAGCGGCTGGAGGCGTTTCAGGGACTACGATTTCTGCTGGTGGTGGTGGCTCTGGTTACCAACAGAATGGAACATCTGCTGCTGGTTCTACTGGAACCTGTTTTGGTGGCGGTGGTTCATCTGGCGGGACTCAAGGATCAGTCGCCTGTAGTGGTGCCGCTACAGTATTTAGTGACGGCGCTGGTGGGTGTCAATCAGGAGGTGGTTGGGGTGGTCACTCCCCCGGAAGTGGTGCTGACGGAGGAGGAACAATAATATTGGTTGTTGGTGGTGATCTTACAATTACAGGCAGTATAACCTGTAATGGTGGTGCCGCAACGGCAGGGGTTGGCGGAGGTTATACAGCGGGGGGCGGTGGCCCCGGAGGTGGAAATATTCTAATTCTTTATGCTGGAACTCTATCTAACTCTGGGAGTGTGACCGCTAGTGCTGGCTCTAATGCTGGCCCAAGTTCAGGTGGAACTGGTGGAGCGGGTGGCGTACATATAGCACAGGTGACATTCTAATGAGTTATGTAGGAAACAAACCAGCACAAGCAACCATCCCTGCTGATGATGCGGTAACTACCGCAATGCTAAAAGATGATGCAGTCACCTCCGCTAAGATAGCAGGGACAACCATTGTCAATGCAGATGTCAACGCATCCGCTGGTATAGCATTAAGCAAGTTAGCATCAGACCCAACATACGATGACTCTGGTGTCCAAGATGACATCGCTATCTTAGGATTTAAAGTAGCCGCTAACGGATCACTCGCTAAATACAATCTAGTAGATCAAACCATTGATGACTTTCAGGATGCCTCTGGGATTTCTGGTTCTTCCACTAATGAGGCTAGGGACTCTGCTGGTAAATATTACAAGGGGGAAACAACTACATCTGGTGATGCAACCGGTGGAACAATCACTTATTCAGGTGGTAAAACAATTCATACCTATACTGCTGATGGTAATTTTATCACTCCCTCCAGCAGTTCTGGGGTGGAGTATCTGATTGTTGCTGGAGGTGGAGGTATCTCTGGTTCTAGTGGTGGTCACTATAAAGGTGGTGGCGGCGCTGGTGGTCTGCTAACGGCTACAGGATTTTCAGTTACAGCACAAACCTATGCTATTACAGTGGGTGCTGGTGGCGATGGAACCGCAACCACACCACCTTATGGTGATGGTGGTGATTCAACCGCTTTTGGGTTGACCTCAGTTGGTGGCGGTTTCGCTGGAACAGATAGTGCGAATGGTGGCAATGTTGGCGGCGCAGGAGGTTCAGGTGGTGGTGGTAGAGGCGGCGCTGGTAGTGGTGTAGCCGCAAATGCAGGAGGCGCGGGAACTGCAAGCCAAGGAAGCGCAGGAGGTATCGGCGGACAAAGCAATGGCGGCGGAGGAGGAGGTGGTGGTGCAGCCGGTGGTGGTACAGATGGAACAGGTGGCAACGCTTATGGTAGCGCAGTTGGTGGCAACGGGGGCGCTGGTACTCAAAGTTCAATAACAGGATCAGCAGTTTATTATTCATCAGGTGGTGGTGGACAACGAGGGTGGGAAGGTTCCGGTTCTGGAACGCATGGATCGAACGGCACGGGTTGGGCTACTGCTGGCTACGGTCATGGTGGGTCTGGCGTTGGCACGGCTAGTGACAGCGATGGTAGAGAAGGAGTTGTAATTGCCTCTTACACCACAAACTCATTTACAACAATTACTGAAGGGGCAAACCTAACCCTAGTCTCCACAACAACAACCGCACAAGCAGCCCCAACCAAGGGCGACATCGTATTCACTTACACGAATGGCGCTGGAACAACCACGCTAGGAACTGACGTAACGGCAGAGTACAGCGCGGATGGCGGCAGTACATGGACATCCATGACCCTCGCCTCAGAAGGAACTACAGGCGGCCATAACATCGCAACAGCACATGACGTATCACTTACGTCAACGTCAGGAACATCTATGGCCTACAGGATTAAAACGCTAAATCAATCAGCAAGCAAAACAACTAGGATACAAGCAGTATCACTAGGCTGGAGTTAAAATATGGCATTAGAAAGCGCAACATACATTAGTGGTCTAAATTCTTCAAACCCAGCATCGACAGACGCTGTAAGTTTTGGCGACGACCATCTGAAACTTTTGAAGTCTGTGCTGAAGGCGACACTACCTAATGCTAACGATGCAATCAACGGTATTCACACTGGCACTAGCGCACCAACATCAACCAGTGCCGGCCAGCTGTGGTACGACACTAGCGGAACTGGTGACCTAAAGGTCAGAAACAAAGCTGATTCAGCTTTCGGCAGTGTAGACACAACCTCAACGGCACTACCAGCTGGTGTTATCGCAATGTGGTCGGGTTCTGCTGCGAGCATTCCGTCGGGCTGGACAATCTGCGACGGTAATAATTCTACTCCAGACCTAACCGGTCGATTTGTAATTCACGCAGACGCAGATGCCGGTGGTACTTACGATGTCGATGCCACAGGTGGATCGACAACTTCAGGGGCGCATACATTATTAACTGCTGAGATGCCGTCTCACAATCACTCGTACTATCAGAGAGGGTACAGCGGAACGGCTCCAGCCGGTGGTAGCCATGATTTTAGTGACGATACAGTTCTGTACTCTGGCGGCACTGGATCGACGGGTGGTGGTGGAGCGCATAGTCACGCAGCAACACTTCCCCCCTACTACGCACTTTGCTACATAATGAAAACATAGGTCACAACATGGCACGAATAACAATAGTCCCTGATGATCAAGTCGTAACGGTAGACGGCGATCCCGTCTGGTTCACGTATGCCCTGGATGCAGATATCAACGCGATTCAGTGGTACGACACGGTCGGCACGATCGAGCGACGTGAAATCATTGAGGGGCATTCCAGCCCTACGTCAATCGAGCAGATCGACAGCTTCTCCAATTATGAATATCTGCTACCGCTTCGTGAAGCTGCAAAAGCAGAGCAAGAAATTGCACACTGTGATGCCAGGAGTGGATACCACTGGGACGCAGACACAAGTACTTGCGTTAAGGACTCTTAGCTGATGCCGATTATCCCTATCGAAAACCTGGGTGAAATCGGGATCGTCAAGGATATTCCACCGTACCAGCTGCCGCCTAACGCATGGAGCGACGGCAACAATGTGCGCGTTCTCGACAACGCGATCAAGAAGTGTACCGGTTACTCCGAGATTCTTGCGTCTTGTCCAATCTCGCCAATTTATTTGACTTCCCTTCCAAGTGGAACCGAACATTTCTGGGTGGCGTGCGGAACAGCAAAGGTCTACGTGCATGACGGCAGCTCGTGGACGAACATTACCAGGCAGACTTTAAGCACTGACGTTGACTACTCAGCGACAGCAACTGAGAACTGGAGCGCAACCGTAATCGGCGGAGTGCTGATCTTAAATAACGGGATTGATGATCCCCAGGAGTGGCCGACCACTGCCGGCGTTGCAGCTGCGGCAACCAAGCTCCAGGACTTATCCAATTGGCCGGCAAGTACAACGTGTAAGGTGATGAGAGCGTTTAAGACGTTCCTGGTCGCACTCAATGTAAAAGAAAGTGGCACCCACTATCCCAGAATTGTGAAGTGGTCCCACGAAGCTGCGACGCATAGTGTGCCCAGCTCATGGGATGAAACTTCGGCAAGTTTAGACTCGGGCGAGTATGAATTAGCCCAAGGCAGCGCCGGCGAGATTATGGACGGCATGACCTTGGGTGATGCGTTCATCATCTTCAAAGAAGATTCAATTGTGCAGATGTCTTACGTTGGCTCACCGTTCATTTTCAGCTTCCGTATTCTGTCGCCCACGATCGGTGCGATAGCGAAAAACTGCGCAGCGGAGTTTGATAAGGGCATCTTCTTCTTCGGAAACAGCGACCTCTATCTGATGGACGGGCAGAACATTCACCCGCTGCTGCCGAACAAACTTCGACGCTGGTTGTTCGATAGTATCGACGGTGATAACTACACCAAAAGTTTTGTTGCTGCCGATTACGCTCGCAAGGAAATGCTCGCGTGCTTTCCCAGTGTTGGTTCTACATATCCAGATAAGGCAATTATCTGGAATTGGCACAGCAATACTTTTTCAATCCGTGATCTTCCAGACGTGAGTCATATCGCTTACGGTATTGCTGAGATTACTGGTGGGCGTACCTGGGCGACTATTACAGACACCTGGGACACGGCATCGAGCACCTGGGGTACGCGCTCTTATGACGCGGTCCTCAAGAACCTGGTCTTTGTTGATCCTGGCAACACCAAGCTCTACCGTGACGACTACGGGAACACCGAGGACGGTACAAACATGACCTCGTACATTGAGCGAACGGGGTTAAGTATCGGTGGACAGGGAGCACCAGATCAATCGACGATTAAGCACGTAAAAGCGGTCTATCCGAAAATAGAAGTCTCTGGATCGAACACTGTGAACGTATATGTTGGCGCACAGATGAGTAATGAGGAAGGTGTGACCTGGGAGGGACCGTACACGTTTAACCCTAACGAACAATCTAAAGTTCCGTGCCGTGTGACCGGTCGATACTTCGGTGTAAAAATTGAATCAACGACCAACGCAGATTGGAAGCTGCATGGTCTGGAATTTGACGTTAAGGAATACGGACGTCGCGGATCAGTCGCTCATAGCTGATGGCGACTCACGTCGATAAAAAGGTCAAATCGGTAACGCGATTTGAACCTGGTCCGACGCCTATGCTGCCACCCGAGCAGCGTGACCTGGCGCAGTACGTGGTCATGGAGTTACGCCGACTCTCAAGCATTGTTTTAAACCAGGCATTGTTTCGCCTGGAACCGACCCACGTAACACCGGTTAACCCAAGGAAGGGAGACATCAGGTATGCCGATGGCAGCGATTGGAACCCAGGAAGTGCCGGAGAAGGTATCTACTGGTTCAACGGAACAAGCTGGGCAAAGCTATAAAGGTTTTTTTGTACCCCACGACCAGGTGGCATCAATCTGGGAGTACGTGCTACCGCACATTCAGGCAGCTGTAGATCACAGCGAAGGTGAGCTCGAGGCGAATGACGTGTTCGCTCCATTGTGTATGGGTGACATGCAGCTGTGGGTCGTCGTGGATGGCGACGCGATCTGCGCGACTCTAGTCACGGAAATAATTACCTATCCGCGAAAGCGCATTCTGCGCATTTTATCGCTCGGTGGTCGCGGATTGCGGAAATGGTATTACCTTTTTCCAGAGATTGAAAAGTTTGCCGTAGCCCAAGGCTGCGACACGATTGAAGCATGGGCAAGAAAAGGATTTGAAAAAATGTTACCGGATTGGAAATCAAGCTACCAGGTTCTGACAAAAGAACTGAGGAAAGACAAATGAGTTTTGGCGGAAACAAGAACGCAGCGTACAACAAAGGTCTAAAAGACTTTATGAAGGACGTGCCAGACAGTAAGTTTGTGAGTTACGTCGATGGTCGCGGCGATCTGGCGAACGCCTGGCGCAATCTTGAAATGTATCAAGCGGGTCAGGATGTCAGCGGTAACGCCGGCATATTAATGAAAAACGGGATGACGCCAGCCCAACAAGCTGAGTACTGGATTAAGAAAGGCGTAGGTAGCAAAGCTGCCTTCGGTCGATACCATGCCGGTGAAGATGATGCGTTACTGAAGGGAACCTATCCTGGCGGCACGCAGATCAAACCTGGAACGGATGCTTATAACAAGTATTTTCCAAATGGCGAAACGTACTACGACACCACGACCAAAAACGACGATGACGACGATGGCGATTCCACTGGCGGAGGTGCCAGCAACGTCGCAACGACGGGGCCAGCGAGTTGGATCGCGCAAAAAGATTACGCCGCTCCAAAAGCTAAAGATTGGTCGCGCTACATGCCCAACCGTAGTGGTTTTGGGCCGAATCAATTGTTTGGGCCGATACCTAATTTCTTGAGCAGCCGAGTGTTTACTGATGAAGCTCTCGCTTCGAGAAAAACGGGCAAGTCGGCTGGGACTTTTGGGTCAGAGGGTGCGTCGTCTCCAGGAAGTATGGTGCGTCCTGGATTTATTCCTGGCAGTTCCGATGACCCAGCGTTGGGTGGTTCTGGAACCTATACGCCGCCACCAAAGACTCGCTCAATTGGTCTGATGATGTACCAGCCCTGGTCAGCTGAGTACAAGAAGCGTTTTCTCCCCAAAGGGTTAATGAATTACACACCGAAGCCATTGGGCCAGTGGTCTTACTCGCCAACAGATTGGGTCAATTGGGCTGACTACAAAGATTTGCCAACGGAAGACTTTGAAGAAGAAGAAGAACCTAAAAACAACAACGGTGACCCACCTGGTGGCGATGACCCATGAGTATGTTGGTGGTGAGTATTCGTAAAACAGCATTGAAAAAAGGACAACACTATGGGTGGTAGCACAAAAGTATCAACATCTGAAACGGGTCCGTGGAAGGGTCAGCAGAACTACCTGAAGTACGGTTTTGCTAACGCGCAGAAAGCGTTTGAGAAAGGCGCCCCTAACTACTACGGCCACAAAGCGACAGCGGCGGACGTTAAGTCAGGAGCCGCTAAAAAAGCTGGGGAGTGGGTCTACGACTCTACTGTCGCCGGTTTTGATCCAGCACAGTTAGCTGCGCAAGACGCAACTCTGGGTTACGCAATGGGTCCGAGGCCAGCTGCGCAACAGGCAGCTGCGGAGCAGCAGCTTCTTGGCACGTACAACCTGTCCAGAGACCTGGCAACCCAGGGGATGCAGCAAGGTTCTCTGGCAGAAAAGCAAGTACGACCCTACGCAAACAATATGATGAGGTACGGGAATCGAGCGACGCAGTACGACTTGTCGCAAGGCCAGTACGCCGGCATGACGCCATTTCAGTCAGGCCAGCTTTCGGACATGCTAGGTGGTAAGGTCAACACCGCCCAGCTGGCGCCTGTAACGGCTGCAATGTCGCGTGACGTTCTCAGCAATCTCACCGGTACTATCCTACCGAAAATTCGCGAGTCGCAGATCGGTTACCAACCAGGCGGATCATCGAGGGGCGACCTGGTGACGTCACGAGCTGTATCTGGCGCGACCGACAAGCTCGCAGACCAGGCGTCGCGTATGTATGCCGACGCATTCTCTGCAGCCCAGCAGCAGAGATTGCCAGCTGGTCAGCTGGCGCTTGGTGCGCAACAGTTCGCGCAGCAAAGGACGGACGCTGGCGGCAACCTTCGACTAGCTGGAGCTCAGACAGCATTACAAGGTAACCAGACAGCGCAGGGCGCTGGTCAGCTCGGGTTAAGCGCACTTTCGCAATATCCTTCCATCATGAATGCACCACTGAGCATGTACGCAGCGATGGATAAAGTGGGTGGTTCCAGGAGAGCTATGGATCAGGCGAATATAAACGCCGACATCAACGCTTACAACTACGAGCAGACTAAGGATCAGCGACACCTTGGGAACTACATGTCACTCATAAATGGTAATTATGGTTCTTCCAGTACGGTTACCCAGCCTGGGCCAAGTGGTATGGAAACTATTGGGCAGATCGCAAGCATCGCGTCAATGTTCGGTGGGTCAGACGTTCGCATCAAAGAGAACATCGAGCACGACGGAACGCACCGTAGCGGCATCCGCGAGTACAACGTCTACAACTACAACTACATTGGCGACGACACCCCCAGACGCGGCGTAATGGCGCAAGAGGTCGAGCTCATTAACCCCGACGCGGTCGGCGAGATCGACGGCATTAAGTTCGTTGATTACGGAGCACTCTAATGGCTGGCGGATCAAGCCCATTCATGGCAAAACCGACCAAAGCGGGGTTTACAACACCATCTCATGGTATGTCATCAATCAAACCTAATGAACCAATTGGATCATTTGGCACCCTAAAGCAGCCAGAGAGCTTCAACAGCTTCGGCTACCAAAAGGCGATGCAAGACTACGAGTTTCAGCAGCAAGCAATGAAGAACGTGCAGGAGACTTTTCCGTTTGAAGATGGCGCTGCGCCCGAGGCGCCGACTGGTAGCGTAGGACCACCCCCTGGTCAGCTGGACGTTTCAATGACCCCTGGTCCTAATTTGCCGCAGATGCAAACGGTCGATTACGACGCATTAGGTTCTGATCCATCAATACTCGATCCGAACTACTGGAGAAAAATGTATGGGTAGCTTTTGGAATATTAAAGAAGAGAGACCACCATATATAGGCCCGTTGCTCGCTATGGACCAAGCAGGTCGTATGGATGAATCGGTGCAGCCAGGAAGCGTAGTCGAGTCACAAGCTCTAGGCGCAGCCGAAGCAGCCACGGGAACTCCCGCAAACACGACCGGTATGCGCTACGGGGAAATCCCCGACGTCTACCAGGGCGCTGATCAGTTCTCAATGCGCGATCAACTCACACCACAGCAAGAAGCCGAGCTGGAAGCGGATCGAGAGCGGTATGGTTCTATCCTTGACGTTGTCGGATACCTTACTGGTAGCGGTAGCCGACGCGCACAGTTTGAGAAGGCAGTCGGCTCGACAATGTCCTCGAGAAAGGACAGGGACAAGGAGCGACAGGATTACATAGACCGCTCGATCGGGCAGCTGATACTTAGGTATTCGCCCGAGACCTCTGCCGAGTTGAAACAGATAATGATCGCGTCGGGTATAACCGACGTTGATGATCTAAAACGTGCGTTTGAAATCTTTGAGCAGTTCAAGCCAGAGACAGCGCCTCGATTGGCTAGTGACGTTTTAGGTGGCGATGCGTTTGCTGGAGCTCGTCCGGTTGTCGCCCAGATCATGGCAGACAATCCTGGAATGGAAGTCGATGAGGCAATAGCAATTGCCGGTGTTGTACCAATGCCTCCTGGCGAACCAGAGCTTGGGACCGATGCAGCTGAAGCGATGTACATAGCCGAGGCGAATTGGGAAAACATGACCGACGAACACCGAGCTCTTTTCGGTGGTAGTAAGGATGCGTTTGTACAACAGCGATCTGCCGAGATAATGA